TTAGTCAATAGGTTTTTTCTTATATAGAAGATCTTCGACTTTTACTAATTTGATATCTATCTTCCCTTCATTTTTTAAACGAGCGACTTCTTCACGGGCGCCCTTGCCAAAACTGAAAGCTATTACATATCCTTTTTTATATTTTGCTCTCTGAAGGGCAGATACAAAATTATCAATAACATTTCGTCCAATGTCGTCAGATTGTTTGACTTGGATGCCTGCCTCTCCATGATAAAGATTTGGCTGTAAATATCCATCCAAACCCATATCGCCCACTTTCTTATGACTGTGCCGAGCCCCCATTTCATTAATGACCCAGTTTTGGAATTCAAAAGGTTTTAATTTTTTTAGTTGATTAATAGTTTTAGGCGCACCAATAATAATATAATCTTTTCCTTCTATTATCGGAGCAACCTGAAAACCAGTTGCTCTCATTCCGATTTCAAATCGTTCTTTTATTACCTTAATTGAAGTAGGTGAGATATCTATGCCTATCCATTTTCGGCCCAATCTTTGGGCTACAGCAATGGCTGTACCACATCCACAGAAAAAATCAGCTACAACATCATCCTTATTAGAAGACGCTTTTACTATTTTTTCTAAAAGTGCTTCTGGTTTTTGGGTGGGATAGCCAACCCGTTCCTTGGACATTGCATTTATTGTGGCTATATACCATGTATCGGAAGGTAATACTTTATCTTTAGGGATCTCAGATTGTGTTCCTTCTCTGTGATGTACTAATGCACCCTTGTATTTAACGCGGGTTTTTGCGCTTTCAGCTGCTAATGTATGATCATCAAGAACATCTAAATAGTTAAACGTCCAAATATCGGATTTTGTGTAAAACAAAACAGTATCATGTTTATGGCTCCATTGAAATTTACTTCTTCCACCCCAAGAATACCACCAAATGATTTCATTTCTAAAATTTTTCTCCCCAAAAATATCATCCATCATAATGCGTAAATGAGCATTAGCATGCCAATCGCAATGTAAATAGAATGAACCGGTCGATTTCAAGACCTCCCACATTAATTGAGCTCTTGGTTTCAACCAGCCAATATAATGTTCTATTCCACCTTCCCATCGATCTTCAAAACTGCGAGTTTCAGCTTCATCGCCCCATATAACTTCATATTGTTTGTGTGTGAAAAAAGGAGGATCGATGTAGATCAGATCGACGCTTCCCTTTGGGAGTTTGGCAAGCTCCTCAAGGTTGTCGCCGCAGATGAGTTTGTTTTGGATGTAATTATTCATTCGGTCACGATCATTACATTGCCATATGTGGCAGAAGTTTCAGACGATTTGATTATTGTATTTTCTTTTAGAATGTCCACACGAAGGGTCCCTTTGGTTGTTTCTTTTTGAAAAGATACGCTAACAACTTTGGCAATAACTGAATATTGAGTAGGGAGAACGCCTTCAACACTTTGGGTTGTAGTCGAACCATTATCGAGAGTCGCCGCATAAACACCGTTGAATTTAAGACCAGGCGTACCAGTTAATTTTATGGTGAATTGAGATTCGTTTTTAATCTGTTTCATGAAACCTTCAGGGTTAGATAGAAAAGCGATGAGTAATAATACACCAATTATGCCGATCACAACCAAGACCCAAGGCGGTATTGCCATAGATTTTTTTTGTTCTTGATTTATTTGGTCCATATAAACCTCCTAATTATTTATATTTTACAATCTTAAAAATAACTTTGCCGATGAGGGTGCAGTCGGCGTCGCCGGTGACGAGGATGGGTTCGTAACGGGAATTGCGGGGCTGGAGGATGAAGCCTTTGTCGTCAGGCAGGGGGATGCAAATCTTGATAGTGGTGCCGCCCTGGTGTCGGAAGATGCCAACTTCGCCCTTCCTTATTTCAAGATCATTGGGGTTGACCACTACAATATCACCTTCGAATAGATCGGGTTCCATGCTTCTACCCGTAACCTTCAAGCCGAAGGCATTTTTAGGTACGCCGGGGATGTAAAAGTAGGCCCGGATCTCATCGTCCAGGGGCATCTCCGGATAGCCAGCCGGGACGTCGTTGATAATGGGCATGGCTGGGTACTTGATTTCCGCTCCGTATTCTGCTTTGGAATCAGCTGCAATCACCGGCAGGTCTTTATGTTTGCCTTCGCCGGTTAGAAGCCATGTAGGATCTATATTAAATACTTTCGAAATTTTTACTAATGCCTCATGGCCAATTCCTTTTTTTTGCCCACGGATGCCTTTTTCAATATCACTTATTGCACCAGAAGACAATCCAACCCGTATACCAAACTCATGTTGGGAAAGATTTTTAGAAATTCTTATTTTCTTGATCCTTTCACCAATTCCCATAGTTCACTCTAAATTGTTATCTTACCCCTTGACAAACTCTAAATTTAGAGTATAATCTTATATGTTTGAATACCAGAGACCCATAGAAGCGCGAAAAACCGAGACTTTTAAGGGTAAAGAGGGGTTTGGCGCTTCTATTTTTTTTGAAACAATACCCGCAAAAGGCGGGAAAGGAGAATAAGATGGTGGCAAAAGACAAAATCAAACCGGCAGACAAAGCAGCGAAGCCCTTGAAAAATAAAGTCATGCTCGACGCCATAGAATTCAACATTGACGAGCTGAAGGCATTGCTGAATTCCGATCGGAAAGGCATCGTGCGATTGAAGACTACTCTATGGGTTCGATCAAACATAAAGAAGCTGGTTATTTAGGTTCTTCGGTGGGATACGTGATTTTCAAATTACGCTCAATTACGCGCATCCGTCGCTCAAGGTTAGTCAACCAATCCTCAAAGAATTTGAGACGATCACCCACCTGTATTGAACCGTTGGCTTCTTTCCCTTTTAAAACAGCAGATGTTTCTTCCGGAGAAAATCCAAAAATCTTCGTCATAAATCCTCCATGCCTACAGTATAACGTTATATCATGGACTGTCAAGGGATAATCTTATGAGCGGCAGGATCAAAAATCCCGATCAGGTGCGTTGGAATCTGAAGTTCGCGATCCTGACCAAATACGGATCGGAAACCAGGTTCGCGCAGTTGATCGGAATCTCACGGCAGCAGTTGACACATATCATCGTGGGCCGGAATCCGGGAAGACACATACGGAAAAGGGCAGCGGAGTTGTTGGGTAAGACGGTTGAATTTTTGTTCGGAGGTAAGAATGGAAACAGCAACCGATACAAAGCAAGTTAGACCGCAATATAAACAAATCCTCGAAATCGAAAGGCTGGTCCAGCGGGAATGGCTCAAGAGCGACCAGGGCGTCAAGCTCCTGGCGTTTTATCCGTTCCGGGATTTCTACGGCGGCTGGCTGGTGTACGAGCTCCAGGACCAGAAATACCGGATGTGGTGCGGGAATAAGATGGCGGCAGGCCTGAACGTCGAAGTGATTTACATCTACGGAAAGCGAGCGGTGTGAGCATTTTACGCTGGTGGCGGAGACGGCGAGCCGGATCATTTTTAAAGAAACTGCGCAAAATGCTGCTGCATCTCAACACAAAACTACAGAATGCAGGATACCCGCGCAACGAGCGCCGGGCAATCATGCATAACGTCCTAAAAGACATCAAACATGCGCAGGAATTATTAGGAGATAAGTAAAGGAGGATGCAATGACGGAATCCGACAGAGAGTACATCGAAGAGCTGCGCAATAACAGTGAAAGCAACAAGCCGATCCGTATAAAAGTCATGCAAGACGGCAAATGCGTTGCGGTTACCGAATTATGTCAATGGCTCGAGGACAACGAAATCGAACAAACCTACGGCATGAGAATGAGAGCCGAGATAATCTGCTCCATTGTCTATACCAGCAAATACGACGGCGGAGGAGGAGCTGCTGCCGGCTATCAGCTGGTCAGGTTATGAAGGTAACGGTAAGAACCATCAAGAACGGCTCACCGGGAACGCTTGAGGATGTAGTTTACCAAGCGATCGGAGCGGTGCTCTGGGAAGACGACTGGGTAAGGCTCATGCCCTTGGATTCACGAATACAACAAATCTCATACCGCAAGGAATTGGTGTTTGCGGTGATCGAGGAAAAGGATCCCGATGAAACGGCTACGCCCTTTTACGGGACCAAGGAGGAACAAAAACATGAAGACCCGCGAGATTAGGCTGAACGGCAAGAAATACGTGCTGACCCTGGAGGAAATCCACAAGATAAATCTGATTCGAAAGGGATTAGCACTGCAAAAGAAGATGGAGCCGCTGAAAAAAGCTCTGGACGAACTGAAGAGCGAATTGGCCGGCATGGCGGTGGCGGTCAGGGAAGGCAAGCGGATGATCCGCCTGGACGGCATTATCTGCGAAGCGGAAGTCACCTGGAACCGGGACATTTCGATCAATCCGGAAAGGGTGCCGGCATTGAAAGCAAAACTGGGCGAGAAGTTCGAGCAGTTTTTGGAAGCAAAGACTGATTATAAACTGACCAAGGAATATAACCTGCTGACGAAAGCGCAGGACGGCAAATCGAAAGAGCTGTTGAACCTGATCGCCGGCGCATTGATGATCAAGGAAAACGGGCCCTATACGAAATTGAAGGAGAAGTAGAGATGAAAGTCAGGAAGTATACGGCACGTTCGTTTGACGATATCTGGTTCGATTGGGAAGACGATTGGTGGCTCATCGAATGCATATAAGGAGGATGAATGGGTAAGCAATTAGAAAAAAGCGAAGTGATGCAGAGGGTGGCGGAGAACGAAGCCCTGATCGCCCTGGGCGCGAAACAGAATTTCGAATCCATCCTCAATATCAGCATGGGACTAAAGGGCATGAAAGACCTGGGTGAAGATGTAGGCTGGAAGCCCCTTGGTTATAAGGATTTTGAGGATTACACGACGCAAAGATGGGGTATGGCGCAAAGACAGGCATATAATTATTTAGCAATAGCTGACAGAATGCCGAAACACTTTTTGCACTCAGTGCAAAAATCGAGCAAAGCCAGTCTGGGACGGCTTTTAGCCCTCCTACCAAATGACCAAACCGAGTTCAAACTGACCCCGGATCAGGTCGAAGACCTGATGCTGTTACCCCCGGACGACTTCAAGAAGGAACTCGTCAAGATGACCGGCTATGACCGGAAGCGGGACGGCGGCCGGGGACCGTCGGATATAGACCGTCCCAACGTTTCCCGTGACCGGTACCGGGATCAATTAAAGCGAGTGAGGGTGCTCGAGGAAAAGCTGGAAACGAGCGACAGCGAAAAAGAGGAACTGGCGGACAAGATCGAGAAACTGGAAAAACAGATCGAGACCTTCAAGCGCGCGGTAAGACCGGACAAAGATAAGCAGGAGATCATCGAGGAGAATAAAGCACTGATCCTCAAAACGGCGGAGCTGGAGAAGATGGTCGGCGTGGAAAAGATCATCCAGCTCGAGGGCGAAATCGCGCGCGCGATCATCGTCGACGCGGTCATGGACAGCAAAGCCACGTTCAACAAGCTGACCGAGGTCGTCCTGCGCTCGCATGAGGAATGGGTGGAGTTCCGGGTATGGACCGACACGATCCGGCGATTCCTGGACGAATGCGAAGATCACGTCGGATTTATCATGGCGGAAAAAGGGTTATACCCGAAGGACTATGAGGAATACCGCGACGGCAGTTTCAAGTATCACCTGGACAAGGCGACCGAGAATATGAAACGGGACTACTTGGAGAAAGAGGAAAAACGCGTCGACGAAATGATCAAACGGGCGAAAGCCGAGCGCGATCAAAAGAAGCAAGAAAAAGAAGCGAAAGCCAAAGAGAAAGACAAAAATAAAGAATAATACTATGCCGAAGCTGAGCCAGGACGCGCTGCGGGAAATATCTCAATCCAGACCCAAGAGCAAAGATCGGAAAACACTAATCAGGTTCGCCAGTCAGTTATCCGGGATGAGCGAGGCGAGCGTGTACCGGGCGGTGCAGAAATACGAACACAGAAAAAAGAAAATACGGATTCAAGAAACGGACGTCGAGACCGCGCGCAAGATTCTGGCGCTGAAGCAGGCGAGCCGGGGCTTGAAGCACCAGCGGATCTCCACCGCGATGGCGATCGCCGAAGCCAAACTGCGCGGATTCGTCGCCAGCGAGAGCAAGATCAGCCGGGCGCGAATCGACGAGATCGCGCGGCTGCTGGGCGTGGACGAGAAGCACCAGCGCATGTCGGGGCCGTGCGTGAGGCTGACGACGCCGGGACCGAACACCTGGGGCCAGGCGGATTTCACGGTGGCGCAATGCTTCTACCTGAAAAACCTGCGCGTGCATTTCCGTAATCTCTTTCATTCCAAGAAAGAACCGAAGCAAAAAGTCATCCTGGGCACTTACGTGGAGATGCACTCGAGCTGTAAGTTCTGGCACGCGTACGAGGCGCTGGGCGAGAACACATTGATCGCCACGGACTTCCTGTACCGGGCGTTCGAGCAGAAGGCGGCGGATTTCCCGATGTACGGGCTGCCGTACAACCTGTACGTAGACCAGGGCTCGCCGTTCAAGTCCGGGCATTTCCGGACCCTGATGGACCGGCTGGATATCGATCTGCATCTGCACATGCCGGGCAACGCGCGCGCTACGGGCATGGCGGAAAAGAGCTTACAGGAAACACAGAAGCTCGAGGCGCTGATCAAAACGCGGGTGCACGAGAAGGATTGGCCTTCGCTCGAAGATTTCAACCGGTGGCTTTATGAGCTTTCCATCGACGAAAATAACAAGCAACGCCGGGGCGACGACAAACCGAGGTTCGAGAAATGGTTGGAGATCCATCCGGAAGACCTGCGGGGCTGTCCGCCGCGTGAAATATTTATGAATCTGACCGCGGCGCACGAGGACAAGCGCAAGGTGCATCCGGAGCTCTGCATATATCACGGCGGCAAGGCGTACTGGGTGGGCGTGTCGGATCTGTGCGGCGAGGAAGTGGATACGTTCATCAACGTGGACGGGAAAATCTGGATCCATCATCCGCTGGTTGGTTATAAGGGTCCCCTGGAGGAAGGCGTGAAGGCAAACATCCTGGGCCAGGATTTCGAGCAGCCGCAGCTGACGACCTGGCAGAAGGAAATAAAGCGGCTGCGGGAAATCATCAAGCAGGAAAAGATCGGTGGCGCAGGACCCGGCCAGTATTACAGCCGGAACACGGAGAAACTGCATGAGGTGCCGCCGAGCCGGGACGCGCTGGCCGGGCAAGGACAAAACGCGCCGGACCAGAAGATCAGCATCAACGAGGCGAAAATGAGAATAAGCGAACAGATCGGGATTCCCCTGGGGCAGTTGCCGGAGTCCACGCAAACTCTGATCGGCGAGATCCTTGAATCACAGGCGTCGGAGACGGATGGCGCGGTCCCGGGGGAAATCATCGACGAGATCTGCGAGCGCATCAGGGAACTGATCGAAATCGAGGAAATGGATGAAGCCCAAGATTTATAAAAGCGGAACAAGAAAGGACGGTGGCAATGAAGAAAATCTGCTTTGAGGTGGACGAGCAAATATGGGATTTAGCCGTGCAATGGTTTGCGATCGAGCAAACAATCATGCCTGAAAATTATCTCAAATTGCCCGAATGCGATCGATTTAAGGTGGTTAAAAAATTACAGGAGGAATGGGAAGCATGGACAAAACTGCATGATTTGGTCGTGATAGAAAAACCATTGAAGATTTGCGGAATAAAAGTACCGAAAATCAGAATGAGAAATTACGAGCTATTAAAGGATGTAACGGATTTGATCAGAATTTTCGCTCGTTACCCATATGGCATAATCAAAAAAACGAAATAAGGAGGTGGCGATGTTTAGAGTGAATTTTCCAGAGAAGGTTTTTGAAACGAAGGCGATCAAGGCGATCGCGCAGGCGTGCGTGCGGGCGGTGCAGCATCCGGGATCGATTACCGCGGTCATCGGCGAAGTGGGACTCGGCAAGACCGTCGCGGTTTATAACGCGATGACGGCGATCGAGGAGAGCGGCGTCGACGTGATCTGGGCGACGCAGCCGGAGAAGGAACTGATGCCGATCGGTTCGGTGATGTCGTCTTTAATCAGGCATTTCGGCGAAGAGCCGCGCCGGTACATCGAGGCGCGTACCGAGCAGCTGCGCCGGCTGCTGGGCGTCAAGAGCGGCGACGGCAAGCCGATTTGCCTGGTGATCGATGAAGCGCATGCTCTGAAACGAGACACCCTGCGGGCGATCAAGAGGATCCTGGAGCTCGGCTTCGCACGGCGGATGGGATTATTGTCGATCGTCCTGGTGGCGCAGCCGGAGCTGTACGAGAAGCTGCGCACGGTGCCGGAGATAAATTTAAGGACGCGCAAGATCGAGATGCCCAGATTCACGAACGACGAATCGGAGAAGTATTGCGAATGGGTGGCGGGCTGGGAGGGCATCAAGATCGAGCCCGAAGCGACGAAAACGATCAGCCGCAAGCTGCACAATCCGCTGCGGATCGCATCGATCATTTCGGCGCTCGCCGAATTCTGCGAGAGCCTGGGCGAGAAGCGGATCACGGCGGTAATGTGCAGAGAGATCTGGACCAAGGATATCAGGACGCAGATGGATCAGTACGGCATCACACACCGGGAGCTGGCCGATGCGGCGGGTTATTCACGGAGCGCGGTGACGATGATGCTGGCGGGCAAATATCCGGGCACGCTGAACGAGAGCAAGCTCAACGATGCGTTGGAAGGCGTGGTGGCATCAAGAGCGGGAGCGGTGAAATGAAAAAGCTCGGACAAATTCTGCTCATACTTTTTAACATCGCAGGCGTGGCATATTTCGTGGTGCGGGGCTACCAGATCCGCAGCGAAATGAACCAGGAACTGGAAAAGGAAAAGGCGCGGATGATTGAGGAGTTCGACACGGATATAAAAAAGCTCAACATCATAAAATCATTTTCATTGGTGGAAGCGGACATGTACATCGTCAAGCGGATGCTGTGGAATAACCAGATAGGCTTGGATACCTATACCCGCGACGAACTGCGAAAGTCAATCGAGCATGAAGTCGGAAGGAAGATCAAGGCGCGCGAGAAGATCCTTTCCGGTGGCGGCGATTAAGAAGAAGGAGGAATGATGGTGGCGACGATGCAATTACGTACCCAGGAGATGGAAAAGCTGGTTTTGGAGTATTTACGGATCGCCGGCAAGCCGATCAAGGCGAAGGAATTGGCGCTGCGACTGGGCACGAACGAACGGATGGTGCGGCGGTTGGTCCGCGATCTGATCGCCCAGGGGAACCTGATCGCGTCGAGCATGGAAGCGCCGTACGGGTACTTCATCCCGCAGGACGAGAAAGCGATCCAGCGCTACAGCCGTCAGCTGAAGTCCCGGATCCGGGAGATCGCAGGCCGGCTCACGGATTTCGATCGGAGCACCGCCAGCAAAATCCAGCAAGTGCTTTTCGCAAGTGACAACGGATAACAATAGTGGACAATAAATTGAGCCGGCCGCAATTGAAAAAAATCTGGGCGACGGCGAGAGAGCTGCAATTAAACAGCGAACTGTTGCATCTGCTGTGTTTGAGCCAGACCGGCCAGAAGCACATATCACAGCTTACCAGGAACGAGGCCCGGATGTTCATCGATGACCTAAACAAGCTGAAAGGCGATGTCGTAAATAAATATCACGCCAGCGTGAAAATCGACCGGATGATGAGAGACGAAGGCATGATCCTGGGCTGCACGCCGGCGCAGTGCGATAAGATTCGATACCTGATGGAAGAAGCGGGCTGGACCGAAGGCCGGCTGAAGGAATACCTGGAGCAGTTCGGCGCGAAGCAGCTCGCAGACCTGACCCGCACCCTGGCGAGCAATTTGATCGAGTATTTGAAAAGTGAAATAGCAAGAAGTGGAAGGATGGTGGCGCATGGGACTTAACAAATCAAAAGGAAATATGTATCCCTTTATCGATTATACGTGGAATCCGATCAAAGGCTGCCGGCACGAATGCATTTATTGTTATCTGAAGGTGCATAAAGATTTTGATTTCACGCCCCGGCTTGAGGAAAAAGAGCTGTTCACATTCCTGGGTCAAAATCAAAAAATCTTCGTGGGCAGCGCGTGCGACATGTTCGGACCATGGGTGCCGGCGAAATGGCAGGAATTCGTATTCAACGCCTGCCGGCGGCGTGACAATCTATATCTGTTCCAGACCAAGGACCCGCTTCAATTTTCCCGAATGATGGGTGTTTGGCCGGCTAAATTCATATTGGGAACGACGATCGAGACCAACCGCAGCACGGCCGAGATCTCGAAAGCGCCCGAACCCCACAAGCGATTTGAGGCAATGAAAGCATTCAGTTTCCGCGAACGGATGATCAGTATCGAGCCGATCATGGATTTCGATCTGGAGGTGTTGGTCAATTGGCTCGGCACACTCAAACCGAGCTTCGTCTCGATCGGCGCGGATTCCAAAGGTCACAAGCTGCCGGAACCGGATCCGGCGAAGATAGCGGATTTGATTTATGCGATCCGGGCGATGGGGATCAAGTTGTTCATAAAAAAGAATTTAAGCCGGTTGACGGCAGGAGGAGTAAGATGATTCCGATCGGTCAGGTGATAGTAATTGCTGGATTGGCATTTGCATTCGGCATGTGCGTCATCGCGATATGTAAAACACGGAATTATGACAAAGGATATAACGATGGTTATAAAAAGGCTGGTTGCAAGGCGTGGATACTGCGACATCCAGGATACAGGAGAAATGAGCATGCGGGCTAAAGAATACCTGACTTATGATGAGGCGATGCGGATTTTTCGCATTTCCAAAGGCACGCTCAGCAAATGGGCGAGGAAAGGATTGCTGTATCCGATCAATTCGATCGACGCGGTGAGCCGCAAGCGGATGAAATTTTTTCGCAGCGACGACGTGCAGCTGCTGGTGAGATTATACAACCGGCTGCCGTTGCATCGCCGTACCGCGCATTTCCTAATGCCTTTGTTTCGCAGGGCAGTGGAAAGGAAATTCAATACGCGCCATGGCCAAAACTGAACTGAAGTTCCTGACCGAGAAAAGCTACCGCGATCTGAGACGCGTGCTCAACGACGTACGGGCACGCATGCTGGAGAAGATCGCATCGCTGCCCAAAGGCGAAACGAAGAAACTGAAATGGATGCGGGGATCGGTGGCGGAGGTAGACCGGCTGATCGACGGCGAGCGCCGGCGGACCCCGAAGGGGAAATTATTGGTGACGGTTCGACCCCTGGCGGAAAAGATGATGGAGACCCTGCCGCTGGTGAAGGTATTCGACCTGGGCGCGAATGATGCAATGGCGAAAGTCGGGATTCACCGGCAATTCCCGCTGATCCCCAAGCAGGCGCTGGCCGTGCTGCAGGATTATACCTTCGATCAGATCACGGGCTTGAGCGAAGACTTGCGCAAAATGGTGAAGTCGCAGATCCGGCTCGGGATCATCCAGGGCGAAGGCGTGCCGGAGATCGCGAAGCGGCTGGTCAACGAAGGCTTGCCCAAAGGCCCGTTCGAGAAGGTAAACGAGCGCGCCCGGGTGATTGCGCGCACCGAACTGGCGGGGATGTATACCGAGGGCAGCAAAAACTATTACAAACAAGCCGGCGTGAAAAGGGTGCGCGTGATCGGCAAGGGGACTTCGTGTTCGATCTGCGGCCAGCACATCGGCCGGGAATATGACGTCGACCAGGTGCCGCGAATCCCGTTCCACCCGAACTGCCAGTGCGGTATCGAGCCGGTGATCGAATGAAAATGCTTTTATTCCTTGACATCTTGGAAACGAATCTTAACATTTTGTAATCACAAAGGAGATCAGAAATGGCTAACGCTTTATACGGTAAAGGACGCAACAAATTCGCCCGGGGCGATATCAATTGGCTTGCTTCAGGCGGCGACACGATCCGGGTGATGCTAGTGGATTTAGCATTATATACTTTGCTGATCGATACCGACGAATTTTTTGGCGACGTACCAGCCGGAGCGCGCAAAGGCAACAGCGGCGGTTCAAATCGTACTGACATGCCGCAACTGACATTGGTCGATCCGGCATTGGGCGTATGCGATGCCAACGATGTAACCTTTTCAACTGTGCCCGCCGGCAATGCGCTCGAGTATATCGTGGTTTTCAAAGATACCGGCGTTGACGGCACGTCGCCTTTGATCGCCTGCATTGATACCGCTACCGGCTTGCCGATAACGCCAAATGGCGGCGATATTCAAATTCAGTGGGATAACGGCGCGAATAAAATCTTCAAGTTATAACAAGAGGTGCTAATATGGCATTACCAAATGACAGCATATTAGTCACTCCGGGTTCAGGCGCAACCGTGGCCACTCACTTAATCAATGGCAAGGAATGCCAGGTTATACTTAACGCCGATGAGTTTGGGCATATCCTGGGCTCCAGGGATACTTATTGGTATAACATTCCCAGCCAAGTCCATGTCGCTTCAGCCAACACAATCCACTGGGATTTATTTAATGCCGATGCGGCGTTGCTCGTAAGGGTGATATCGATCCGCCAAATTCCCGACATTGTTACGGCGGTTACGGGCGTAGCCTTTTCCTGGAAATTAGCCAGAACCACTGCGGTCGGAACGGGCGGTTCAGCGTTGACTGCATTGTTAGCAGACCTTTCGCAGACGGCTTTGGATGCTGATATAACTGCACGGTCTAAGCCGACGGGCGGGGCGACTGAAGGCGTGATTCTCAGGAATTATACCATACACTCAGAAGAGACAAATTCCGGGACGATTATCCTCGCTTCAATGGGCGGTCTTGAGTTGATACCGCAAGCAATCGCACCGCCTAATAATGAGCATGGCATCCTTCTCCGCCAGAATCAGGGACTACGGTGCGTGCAGATTACTAATAGCGCGGCGGGGAATACGGGCTGGCTCATTGTGTTCACAGTTGAATAATATGGCAGCCGGAGAACCGAGAGGTCTTTTATTATCGCTCACTGAAGCGGGCGCCGCATCGCCGCAGACAATAAGTTCGGCGGGCGATATCGGTTCTGGTTTTGCGGCGGGGCTTGCATCGTTAGTAATATTCATCAGCGCGGCCGGGGGCGTGCAGAGTGGTGAAGCCCACGGTACGCCGAAGCTGAATACTTACCTGAAACCATCAGGCATAACGTCGCAAGAGACTTTTGGCACGGCAAAATTAAATCAGCAATTAATGCCATCGGGCATCGTCAGCGGCGAATCGTTCGGCACGACGAAATTGCGTGTGAGCATAATCACATCGGGGATTGCCGGCGCCGAAAATTTCGGGACGATAAAACTAACCGAAAATATAATGCCGTCAGGCATCGGCAGCGGCGAATTTTTCGGCTCGGTAAAAATGCGTGAAAGTGTCTCACCATCCGGCATTGAAAGCCTTGAAAACTTCGGGAATCCACAGCTGCGCATCAGCCAAAATATATTGGCGTCGGGCATAACCAGCGGCGAGCAGTTTGGCATGGCAAAATTATGTTTAATCATCGTGCCAACCGGTATTATAAGCCTTGAGGATTTCGGAAATGCACAGCTGTTGTCGATCCAATGCATCCTACCGATTCCCATAATCTCAGCAGAGGCTTGGGGCACGCCGCTGATGGTCGTATTGCAGGGGATACGACCCGATGGGATCGTTTCGACGGAAAGTCTCGGCATACCGAATTTAGTCTGGAATCAGTTTCTTGACGCCCAGGGGATTGCATCGTCGGAAATTTTCGGCTTGCCGGTTTTAGTATGGGATCAGATTTTATCGCCACCCGGTATCGGATCGTCGGAGATCTTCGGTGTCGGGCGATTATTCAAAAGTTCTAAACCGATCATCACGATACCAGAGATCACGGCCTTATTCAAAACGGAGAAATCAATTGAGTCAGTAATTGTCAATGGACCGCTGATTACTGCCGCCCAGGTGAAATTGGAGATGGAAAATGAAAAGTTGATGGCGCTGATCACTAACCAAGCAGCAGTGATTGAGATCGAAAGCGAGATTTATTCATGACCAAAGAAAAGGGTTCGGCGATCATCATCACGACGATCGTTAAAAAGAAAAATCCTTTTGGAGATTATGCAGTAATCGATCCGGATACGATAAAATTAACCATTACCGATCCGTCCGGCGCGGTAAAAATCGATGACATCGACATGACCAAACGAACCGGATACGTCGGGCAATATTACCATATCTGTCAAACGGAAAAGACATGGGCGACGGGGATATATCAAGCCGAGATTACGGTTACTTCCGGTTCATATGCTGATTGTTTGATCCAGGATTGTTTCGAATTGTCATAAAATGAATTCTATCCTTGACATCTTGGAAACGAATCTTAACATTTATTATAATGAAGTTTACGGTGGCTCGTTGCCGAATAGAATTCAAGGAGGCTTTATGTAGCCGAGCATACGATAAAAAAACAACGAGAGACGGGCTTGGATGCTCCGGCAGGGCGCAATGCCGGAGCATCTTTATTTTTTAAAGAAAGGAGAAAAGGAGAATAATATGAGCGAAAAAATAGACATAACTAAGATCGACGAGCTGATCTGCCATACGGGTTTGCTGCTGGAAAACGCCCGGGCGAATCTGCAGGATATACAAAAAGCGATTCACGATCCGCTGTTTTTAAAATCGGCATTCAGGGAAAGGGAATTCGAATTGAAGCGGAAGATGAATGACATTCTGAACGGGCAGGCGGAACTGCGCAACGCTATGGGCGACAAATAGTAGGATCGGCAAAAAAATAGCGATCAAATTTGCTGAGCGAAAACGCTTATGACCGATTTTATCGAATTATTGAAAACGGTCGGACCCGCATTGGCGATCCTGATCTGGCTCGTTTTCCAGCTGTGGAAGGAATGCGGGGAAAAGGAGAAAAAGATCGAGCAGATGTACGAGCGGCTGCTGAAGGAGACCAAACAGGACACGTTGACCAACGTGCGCATGCTGACCGCGCAGCTCAAGAGCGAAAACGTCGCCCAGGCCTACGTCGAGTTTTTGAATCAGCAGGCCGATGATTTGAAAAAGGAAATCGAGGACATGAAAAAAAGCGAGGAGCAGCGATGAACTGGCAATATGTAATGATCCATCATTCCCTGACCAAAGACGGCGCGGTCGTGGATTGGAACGCGATCCGGCGCTATCACATCGAAGTTCAGGGCTGGCAGGATATCGGCTACCATTTCGGATTGGAGAAGGTGCGCGACATTTACCAGGTGCAGGTCGGCCGGAGCTTGAACTTGCCGGGTGCGCACTGCAAACAAAATAACATGAACAGTCTGGCGATCGGCGTGTGCGTTGTCGGCAATTACGATCTGGTGTCGCCATGCCCTGATCAGTTGACATTCCTGGCGCGGGCCATCATCGTTCCCTATCTGCGTAAATACGACATCCCGATAAAAAACGTCGTGACGCATCACGACTATATACCGTACAAGACCTGTCCCGGTAAACTCTTCTCCATGGACATACTCAGGCAAATCTGCACGGAGATGCTGTGAGCTATTCGGTCGACGTCAAGGAACGCGCATTCCAATTGTTCGTGCAGGGCGCGAGCTTCGACGAGATCCGCGAAGAGACCAAGGTCAACAAGAAGACGCTGATCAAATGGAAGAAAAACGAAGGCTGGGAAGCACGCCGGGACAAAATCCTGGCCGAGGTGAAAGGGAAGCACGACGAACAGTCCGTCGAGATCATATCCGAGCTTTTGGATTCGGCGGTCGACCTGTATCGGGAAGTAAAAGCGGACCTGAGGGAAGTGAGCAATTTCCGGACCAAGGAAGGCGGCGTAGCGGCATATATTCAGCTGACGAATCTGATCCTGAAACTGCAGCCGCCGAAAAAGGATATCAAAGTCGGCGACGTATTGAGCAAGGTGCTCAAGGTGCTTTTCGATCATCCCAAGATCGGGCTGGTGCTCGATAAATACAAGGACGAAATCGTGGCGACGATCAATAAGGAATTAGGCAAATCGGAACCGGAGATCCACGACAGCGGAGAAACGGCGGAGACCAAATGAGAACGACGAAGCGCGCGGAAAAGCAAGCCCTGTCGCAGCTCAAGGACGAACTCCTCAAGCGCGATCAGCTGGTGGATAAATACCAGGGCCGCCCGATGAAATTTCTGGAGCAATACGGTTACCAATTCCCGAACAAAATCGAAGAATTATTCAGAGACATTTATTCCGAGAAAGTCCAATACGCGGTGGTCAAATCCTGCCGGGCCGGCGGCAAGACGATGATCGCCTCAGGTCTCGCTTTCTGCTTTTTCTTTTTCAAGCAGTGGAACGTCGGGGTGGTCGCCGGCTCCAAGGAGCAGGCGCTCCGGACCATCGAATACTGCCAGGACATTTCGGGCGAGCCCGAAGTCGTGGATTACGTACCGGAAGAGACGAAGACGATCATCAAGGGGAAGTGGGGTAACTGGATCAAAGCGTCGCCGGCGTCGACCAAGGCGATCCGCGGTCTGCACGCCCGGGGCCGGGGCATGCTGCTGATCCTGGACGAGGAGGCGGAGATGGAGGAAGCGATCGTCCGCTCGGCATTGAAGGTGGCCAAGGACGCAAAACCGTGTATCATCCTCCGGCTGTCGACCTTTCACAAAATCACCGGTACGTTCGCGGACCTGGTGGACAATCACGAAAAATATGGCTATCGGCTTTACGGCTGGGATTCATTCGACGTCGCGGAGAAATGCACCGACGACTGCAGTGAATGTTTGAAAGCGTATTACGGCACGCGTCCGGATATAAAAGAACGAGAAAAAGAATTCGTCGCCTATTGCGGCGGCAAGGCGAAGCGCGGCAAAGGCTGGCTGCCGATCGACAACATTCGCCAGGCATTCATCGAATCGCCCCGCGAATGGTGGGAGGTCGAGGACATGGGCATGCGGCCGTCGGGCGAGGGCATGGTGCTGCCGCCGGAAAAAATCAAGCAGGCGTTCGATCATGACTTCGTGGGAATCGTACCGACCGCGGAATCCTGGTTCGGCGTCGACTGGGGATTCAAGGGTATGACCGCGATCGAATCGCTGCAGCGGGTCGAAGACAAAGTCAATCTGGTGGAAAGCAAGGAATTCACGGAAATCACGCTGCCCTTGATCGTGGAATATCTCCGGGAGCAGAGCGAAATCCTCGGAACCAAGGTAGTCTATGCCGACTCGTCCCATCCTTTCGAAAACAATCAGCTTAAGAATGAGGGTTTCGATGTGATCGAGGTCGTATTCGGCGCCTATAAAGAAACCGGCGCGGGCTGGCTGCGGTATCTTTTCGAAAGGGATCGCTTCCAGGCGCCCAGGTATCTGGTAAAAGTCAAGACGCAATTGATCAACTGGCGCCGGGACAAAAGCGGCAAGATCGTCAAGAAAGACGACCATCACTGCGACGCCCTGCTGGCCGGTACGAAAAAGCTCGAAGACAGCCAATCCGGGACCATGTTCGTGGGTCCCCGGGTGATCCCGAACAAAGGCTCGGGTTTCATGGAGTGGTGGACCAGGCTTCGGGGCAGAAAATTCGCATTAGCGGGGAGTTAAAGGGGTAGTATGCATACTATAAGGGCTAAAAGCGAGTTGACCAAAATTGACCCGGTTCTGTGCGCAACCGGAGGCTATGTGGGGGGCATTTATAACGGCACAAGGAGGTTTTTATCATGAAAATACCCGGTGGCGGTACTTTCAAGCGGATTTTCGGCAGTGAAATGCTGAAAACCCTCAAGCAGTCCCTGGACATCTGGAAATACTTCACGCCCAAAGAAAAAACCCTGACTCAGTACAATTATGACCAACTCAAAAAGGCGTACCGGGACAAGCAGGGGATCCGGCCCGTGATCAACCTCTCGGCTTCGTTCCTTTTCGCCAACTGGTTCGAGATCATGTGCGAGGATGATGGTGCCCAGGAATTTCTAACCGAGTTTTGGAACGATAACCGCCAGGGCTTGCTGCAAGGGGGCATCGAAGGTGGTCTGTTCGGCAATACATACCTGGCGTTCGAGCATGACGATGCGCTCGATGAAATAATAATGAAGATCCTCCATCCCGGCGCGGTCAAGCCGATTTTTGATAAAGAGAAACCCTGGCTGATCACCGGCTATGCGATCAAGACCAAGATCGAGAACTTGACGATCGAAGAAACGATCGACATTGAAAAATTCACGATCAAGATCAACGGCCTGGAGACTCTGACCGGCAAGAATCCTTACGGCATCCTGCCCATCGTGCACGTGGCTGAGATCTGCTTTTCTGACGAGACCTTCGGCACCGGCGAAATCGACGAGGCGCTATTCGCCATGGCCGAAAAATATAAAAGCGTCCTGGACAACGCCGTGACGGTCGAGGAATACCATGGCTCACCGATCCCGATCTTCAAGGGCGTCAAGGAATTTGGCGAACTCAAGCAAAAGATCGAAGGCGAAGAAACCTGGAAGCCGGGCATGGGATTGTTCCTGCCCAGCAAGGATGCGGATGCAAAGTTCCTGGAATCGATGCGCGGCGTGGACAATTCGGTCGAGCTCTTGAAAAAAATCTTTTACAACTACGTAATCCAGTCCGAAACGCCGGAGTTTATGCTTGGCGTTCATATCCCGGCGAGCCAGGCGTCGACCAAAGAACAGCGCGCGCCGGTGGAACGCAAGACCGAGCGGAGACGGCTCGTCTGGACCAAGGCCCTGCAGCGGGCGAACCAAATTCTACTCCGCATGCGCGAGTATCATGATTCGAAAAAAGTTTCTACCTATAAGACCATGATCAGCTGGGGACAGATCTTCGAAAAAGACAAAACCGAAGAAGCGGACGTGATTGCGAAAAAATCACAGGCTGTGGCGATACTGCACGAGCTCGAGATTATGTCGACCGAGAGCGCGCGCCGGGCATTGCCCGAGATGATCGATGATCCCGACAAGGAGAAGAAACGGGTTGAGGATGAACGGCAGCAGCAGGAAAAAACAAAAACGAAACCTGAACCGCTGCCGCAAGAAGCAACAGAAGAAGAGAAGGAGGAATAATGTCATTGGCATTCAAGGAAGCGAAGCTGGGGCTGGCGGATTCGGGAGTCGTAGTGGATAATGTTTTGATTATCTACACGTCCAAACCGGCAACCCCGCAGGTGACTTATAACGCGCAAATACCGTACGAAGCGAAGACTTCGATCTGCAACGAGATTAAGGTGAAACGGGCGGCCGGTCAGGTGGACTTGAATTTTGAGAATCTCGATCTCAGCAATCCGCATACGATTTATTATCAAATTTACGTGGACGGCACCCTGGTCGTGGATCGTTCGGCCGGCTTCGAGATCGGCGCCGGCAGCACCTTGGCGAAAACCGAATTGATATACCAAATCGATCCGCCGGACCAGAATTTAAACGTGCAAATTTATCTCTGGGCCGATACGAACGATGATATCGAACTCGATGACCATCAGGTGCGCGCGGGTATCGGCGCGGAGCAGAATGTCGCAGTCCTTGAGATCGAAAAAGAATATGCCCAGGGAATAATCGCTAATTTCGGATCCACCGGGACCACCTGGACATGGTCGCTGCAGACAAAATATTCAGGCGTCACTTACGAATTCGGCGATCAGACGACAAATCTCGAAATCGTCTCGCAGCTGCTGCCGTATTCCAAATTGTTCCTCGTGCCGGTAGCGAATAAGTTCGCTTACATCGCCGGCATCAGCCTAGTATAGGCGGAAGGAGAGATATGCCGAAAGGACAATGGACCCCGCCGGATGCCGGGGATGCGCCGGCCGAATTGAAAAGGATTCTGGCCGAGGTGTATTCCAGCTGCCGGGACGAACACCCGGAGGAGAACGAAGCAACGAAAGCGCGCTGCGCGCAGACTGCCTGGGCCGCAGTCGAGAAAGCCGGCTACCACAAAAACAAAGACGGCAAATGGATCAAAAGCGAGATGACTTATGGCGTCGAATTCGGCGAGCTCTGCGCCGAGGAGATCAAGATCACGCCGGTAATCGACGTCGCGAAGCTGACCGAGGGCGATCCGAATCCATTTTTCGTTACGGTCAAGGCGCTCAAGACCGGCATATCGAAAAACCGATTCAACTACTCGGTGGAGAACCTGATGCAGCTCAAGGCGCAGTTGCCGCTGTACGGGTATCTCGGGCACCTGAAGGAACAGGATGCGAGCACGCTGTACCGGGATTGGGTAACGATCTGGATCGGCGCGGAAATCTTGGACGACTGGCTATACGTGAAAGGCTATATTCCGCCGCAGGAAGACTGGCTGCGCAAGAAAGTGGCGCTGAGTCTGAAAGCCAAGCCCATGACCGTGTCCATCCAGGGATTGTATCAGCTGAAGTCCCGGGGTGAATACAACGATGTAATCAGTATCAACGCCTTGGGTTTGGACTGGGCGACTTCCGGGATGGAAGGGATCGAGGGCGCCCAGGTTATAAAAGTTGGCAAAGAGACAACCGAAAAGGAGGAAATCATGCCGACAAAAGAAGAGATCCTCGCAGCTTTGACTCTGGACGAGATCAAGAAAGAAAAGCCGGAGATCGTTAAGACGATCCAGTCCGAGATGCAGAACAGCGAGGAAGAGAAGAAACGCAAGGAGACGGAGCAGAAAAGCCGCGACGATGACAAGAAGAAGATCGAGACTTTGGAAAAGGAAAATCTCGATCTGAAAAAGAAGTCACTCGACGGGCACCGCACCAAACTGCTCGCCGAGATCGCGGACGAAAAAGTGCGGGAACTCGCAGGCGAACTGCTCAAAGGCGAATCGGTCGAGGAACTGGATAAGAACTGGGTTACGGTGAAGGAAAAATTTTCCAAACTCCAAAAGACGGGCATGCCGATCATCGCCGGCGCGGAAACGAAGAGCAACAAAGCCGGCGCGGATTTTATTGAAGACCGGCTGCTGGCATAATTAAAGGAGGCTACAGTGAGTCAGAATCAAAAAATCTGGGGTATGGTCGAGACCGTAGTATTTACGGCGAGCGCCAACCGCGCGGCCGGCGATCTGGTGCATGAAGGTAACTGGTACGGCGTGGTCGAGGATACGGTCGCCAGCGGCGCGGACGGTTCGATGGCGATCCGGGGCGGGTTCGAATGCACCAAACAAACGACCTCGGAAGTAATCGCCTCGGGCGATTTCATCGAGTTCGTCGCCGGCGGCAAGGTGCAGAAACACGACCAGGGCGTGAAAATCGGCAAGGCTTACGAGGCGGCGGGCGCGACTGCGACCAAGGTCATCGTGGTCTTGATGCCGGAACTATATTAATAAGGAGATGAGACCATGAAACCACTATTTGCAATATTCATGCTGCTGGCGCTGACCGCGATCGTCGCAGCGGACGTGATCAGCGTGACGGCGCCCAATAAGTTCAGCGCAATCCCGGGGACCACGGTCTACTGGGATAAAAACCGGTTCAACGATCTGCATCAAGCCGATACGCTGCTTTTTTCCATGGACCGGGATTTTACGACGAGCGGCGAAAGCACGGCGGTGTTTCTGACCGGCATCGGGACCGCCGGGTTTCTCACGGCCAGCGTGCTCAACGATTCGAGCGTGATAATCACTACCAGCGCGGTCACGGATACGAACAAATCCTACTGGTGGCAGATTATCCTGAAAAAGTGAAAAAGGAGATGAAATCATGCGCATATTCAAAAAAGGCACAAACTTAAAGGAAGTGCTCGCCAAACCGGAGAATCGCAAGCTGGTCGGCGAAGCGATCACGAGTTACCTGCGGGAGGGATTCTACGACAAGGGCAACAACCTGGTCGCGCGACCCAGACCGACGTTCTCGGCCGAGATGATCCGGGAAAACAGCAAGGAGACGCTGTTACGGATGGTCGCCGAGTACATCGCGGCGGGTGACATCACCGCGGGCGCGGCCGTGGGCGTGCAGCGCAAGGAAGTATTCTTCCCCGAGGTGCCGGCGGATACGCAGTGGCTATTGCTTTTCCGCCAGGTGCAATCGGACAAGGCGGGCGAGACATACGAGCAGGCGTCGGCCGGGATCACTTTTGCGCAGCTCAAGCTCGGTATCAAGCCG